GCTCACCCCCAAATATCGTGACAAGCCGGTCTTCTGGCGCGATATTGGCGACCCGTCCATGCAGACCCCCGACCAAAGCACCCGGACCATCACCGCGGCCAAAAGAATTCAAGACATGCTTAAAACACATTTTGAGCCGGGGCCGGTACGCTGGATCCCCAGGATAGACCCGCTAAACAACGCTTTGAGAAGGACCGTTGCGGACGGGAAACCTCTCATCCTCATATCCGCCTCCGCCGTATCCGCCCATAAAGGACTGAAAGGCGGCTGGCACTACAAGACAGACAACAACCAGAATCGTATCGGAGAAATGCCGGTAAAAAACGAATTCGACCATGTCTGCATGGCGATTGCCTACGGCACCGCGATTGTTCTGCCGTACAACTCGCGTTCGGACTTCAAGAAGCAAACCACACAAGCCGACCGCCTGGCCAGAATGAAACGGGCGGCGTCTTATGGAACCGGAACCCTGCCGGTCATCCCGGCGCAGATCAACCAGCATGTTCGCCTGGCGCGATAGGAAAAAAGTGAAATGGCGAAAGTAAAAAACGGGAAGTCATCCAAAGTCAAAGCACAATTTTGGGAAATGCGTCAAGGCGGCCCTTATTCCGGAGACGACGGCATCGCCAAAGAAATCTACAAATGCACCGGATGCGGCGCGGAAACCTCACCCGCAAACGGATGGAATGGCGCACCCGACAAACACAAATGTTCACCCAACTGCCCGTGTAAACAAAGCGACTGGAAGCCGGGCGGCGGATACAGCAGGCAGGGACGCAAGAACTTTGACAGAATCTTCCCGAATGCCCCCGGAGCAGGCTTATAATGGCAGGACTATACTACTATAACCCGGAAGATGATCCGGCCTTGGAACTCCTGAGACGACGCAACGAAATCCAGCGCCGCATCACGGATATTCGGGTAAACGGCATTGACCAACAGGAAATGCGGGAACGAGAAGAAGCATCCCAGTCATATGCCGGAGAAAATCCACAGCACTTTGAATCCTACGTCCAGGACTGCATCGACCAATCCGTAAAGGCCAACAAGGACATCCGCGAAATCCAGATGCATTGTTACCGCACCTACCTGGAAAATGAGCCAGTCAATTACGGAAGGAAAGAAGCCTGGCAATCGCGTATCATCGTCCCCAAGCCATTCGGCACCGTGCAATACGGCGCATCCGCCGTTAAAAGGGCCTTTACACCAAAATTCCTTTCCGTTTCCAATTTCAAGAACAAACCCGCGGGCGAATTCTGGCAGAAAATGGTGGAATATCAGCTCAACGAACAACATGCCCAGTTTGTCATCCGGTTTACCGACGCCACCACCATGGCCCTGGCCGTGGGTATCAGCATGGAAATGATTCCCCAGTGGATTCCCGGACGCGGTTTGTCCATTGCACTCATTGAACCATGGAAGATCCACCGCGACCCGGATGCCGCCCCGCGTGACCCGCAAAGCGGTTTGTACTGGGTGCATCAGGAATGGCTGGACTGGCACGTTCTGAAAGCAGGCGAACAAGCCGGGAAATACGAAAATGTTGACCGTATCCGCCAGTCGGAACAGGCAATGCCCGACAATCCCTGGCTGACGCAGGAATCCATCGCCAAAAGAAAAAACATGGTTTGGGAGCGTTCCAGTTATCGTCCGATGTACCTGACTTCGGAATTTTACGGCACCATCCTTTCTCCCAAGGGTGAAATGTTATTGCCGCTGGCCAGACTGACCACCGCCGCCGGACGCATTATCCAGAAACCGCAAAACGTTTCCTACCGGTATATGCGTTGGCCGGGCATTGCCTTTTCACCCATGCCCGACTTGCTGAAATTCAACGGCCGCGGATTGCTGGAAGGCATCATGTCCACCTGGGAAGCCATGAACAACATGATGTGTCTGCATCAGGACTATATGCAATGGGTGGTTAATCCCATGACCGAAATCAACGTGGACGCCCTGGTCGATCCCGCCGACGTCGAGACCTATCCCGGAAAGGAATACCTGACACGGGACACCATCGCGGGGCAGCAGGCGGTGCGCACCGTTCAGCGACGCAGCAACACCAACGACATCCTGGCCAACATGCAGTACCATGACCAGAACTATCAACGCGGCTCATTCGTGCCGGACGCCGTACAGGGTTTGCCCGGCTACCGCAAAGACATGACCTTCCGCGAGGCGTCGCAGAACCTTGACCAGGCGCTGGGCGTTTATAGCCTGATGGGCGAGAATATCGAAACCGGCGCTATTTACATGATCCAGGCAGCCAGTGAATTCATCCGGCGTTACGCCACCTGGCAGGATTACGCCGAAATCTTCCAACCGGAAGAATTGCAGCAACTAGGCATTATGCCTAACGCCAACATGCCCAATGGCATTGCTGGCGTCCCGGAAATAGACGGCTCCTTCCACGTATCCGGCATCCAGACATTGATGAAAGACAACGAAACCCTGGCGAACATTAAAAACATCATCATTCCACTGGCAAACAACCCGGCCTTTGCGCCCTACATCAATCCCTATCGTGCGCTCAAGGCGATTGAGATACGCACCAACATGAAAGATGAAAAAATCATTGCCGCGGAAGACGAAGCCAAAGCCATTGAGGCTCAGAATCAAATGAAAACTCAGGAACAAGAGCAGGCCATTCGTGACGCACAGGATTTACAGGCCGCACATGGAATCGCTGATTTAAGCAACAAAATGACGCCACAGTCCGCACCGGCGTAACCACAGGAGAAGAAAGAATAATGGAACAAGGGGCCAAAATCGATATTGCCACCCTTCAGCCGCTGGAAAAAGTGCAGGAACAGCGCGAACAAGAACGGACGGCAAAAGAAATCGAACGATTACGGAAAAACGCGGAATATCGCGGAATCGCGGACAGCCAGCCGGGGATGCAATTCATCACGATTATCGTCTTGAAACTGGAAGACCGTGTCCGGCAACTCATCACCTGCGACCCGGAAGCGAAAGCCTATATGGGCATCCTGTCCGATATTGGCGTCAAAGAAGACCTGGCCCGGAAAGCCGTCGCCAGATTAACGGAAATGAAGATTACTCACGGCTCATAACGTGAGACGATAGAAGACATATAACAGCACGCCATCCTGATCAGATGGACAGCAATTAAAAGAGGCGCATGTCGGCAGCCGACGTCGATATGTTGCCTCTTTTTTTTGCGCAAAAAGCATTCATCGCCTCTCCGGCGTTGAAAATAAAACCGGCCCCGCAAGGACTACGCCGGACAAGGAGAAAAATAAATGGAGAAACAAGAGCAGACCACGCAAAGCAAGGATCTGGATTCCATCATCAAGGAAGGTTTGCAGCAATTCGATATTCCTGCCGACGAACCTGCGGACTCCGATCAGGTTGCAAGCCCTGCAAGCGACGACAAGGCCGGAAACGCGGAACCAGCCGCCCCGGGTGACGAAACCAAACCATTCCGTTTTAAAGGGCACGCGGAAGCCGAAGAAGGGTATCGCAATGCCGAACGCAAAATCACACAACTATCCGAGGAAGTGAAGGCGTTAAACACACGCCTGACCAGTCAGGAAGTTGAACAGAAGCGCAAGGAAAAGGAAGAAGCGGTCAGCGCGGAGTTTGAGGCGCAAGCCCTTGATATGCGGATAAAACTTCTGGATGAAATCGACGCACTCGATCCGGACGATGCGGAATACCGCAAGAAAGTGGCTCATGCCCAGGCCAGAACAGACCTGGCCATTGCCCACGCCGCCCGGAAGATGGGCGTAACGATTCCAACACAGGAAGCACCGGCCGCCCCGCAACCAGCCTCTGCCGAAACCCAACCAAACCCGGAAACCAATCCGGAAGAAAACGCAACGGACGCCAGAGCCTATGTCCGGGACAAAATCATCAGCGCCGAACACGGCTTGAATGCGGATGATCCGTATTTCTGGATGATTGCCCAATCCACGCCGGTACAAGATGAGAAAGGACAGCCTTTAACGCTTGATCAGCAGATCGGCTGGGCTGTCACGCAGACCAAGAACTATCACGCCAAAATATTAGGCCAAAGCCAAGCAGCCGGGAAACAGGCCGAAAACGCCGCCCGTGCCGAAATGCCGATGGGCCGATCCTCCAGTGGTTCGCCGCCGGGGGCGCAAGCGGGCAAAAATGACAGCCCGGTCAGCCTCAATGATGCGTTGGACAAGGCCATGAATTTCCGGCGTCTTTAACCAACCATAAAGGAGCAATACGATCATGGGAGAAACATTTTCATGGGCATTCGATGCAGCAAGCGGAGTTTATAAAAGTCATGCACTTTCCGGCAAGCTACTGGAACTGGCCGCCCTGGACTTTAAAGTAGTTCCATTCACCAAAAAAATAACGGGATACGGCAAGCGTCAGGGTCAGACCGTAACGCTTCCCTACTACAAAACCATTAGCGAACCGACATCCGCCGAGCTCGAAGAACAGACCCGCATCCCCATCGACAAGCTGGAGATGGGCACCTATGCCATCACCATCAAGGAATGGGGCCGGGGCGTTGAATTCACATCCCTGGCGGAAGACCTATCCGTTTTAAGCCCGAACGAAGGAGCGCAGAAGCGTTTGAAAGATCAGATGGCGCTGTGCATGGATACCGCAGCGGCCGCCGCATTTACCGGAACCAACGCCAAAGTGACCTTTATTCCCACGTCGCTGACCGGCGGCACCTGGGACACGGACGGGACACCTTCCACCACGGCCACCTACAACGTCACCCGCGACCACCTGGGATGTATCCGGGATTACCTGGCCAACACCCTACACACACCTTTTTACGGTTCGAAAGACCATTACATCGGACTTTTCGCCACCAAAGCACTGCGCGGCTTGAAGAATGACCGCGTCCTTCTGGCGTTCAACATGTATCTCCAGAAAGGCGATATCGTCTACAACAACGAAGTCGGCATGGTCGAGAATATCCGCCTTATCGAAATCAACCACGAAAACGCCCTGTCTGACGGTGTCGGCACCGGCTCTGTGCTGGGCGAAGGCGTCGTGTTTGGCGAGGATGCCGTCGGCCGTCTGGAAATCGAATATCCGCATTTACGCGCGGACCTGAATTTCCAGTCTGATTTCGGGCGCAGAAAAGCCGTTGTCTGGTATGGCACGGTTGCCTTTGACGTCATGTTCCAGTCGGCCACCGACCGGGAATGCCGCATCGTCAAAGTGACCAGCGCGTAAAGAATAACCGTAGGGGCGAATCATGATTCGCCCCTACGGGAGCAAAAACACATTAAAACAAAAGGAGAATAAAACCATGTTAGAACAAGGAACCATATGCCTTCCGGCAAATGTTTACATCGACTACGACGACACCCTGGGTGTTGACTGCGATCAGTCGCCTGCGGATGTTGTCTCTTTCATCGTCCCGTTCAAATGCAAACTCAAATATGTGGGGTGCACCGTAACCGAAACCTGTGCCGGGGGAACCACCACGCCGGAGTTCGATTTCGATTTGCGGCCGACGGCGGGCTCCGACACCAACCGCGGATCGGCCGATCTAGGCCACCTGGTGCTTTCAACCACCGCCGCCGATTCCTCAACCGGCGCACTGATTGAGAATTCCGCCGCAGCGGAAACCGTAGCCCGGTTGATGGGAACGGCGGTAGACACCACTTATGACCTGGGCGCGATGATCGAACTGCCTTCGACGATTGCGCCCGCCTCCGTCACGCTGAAAATGCTGATGATTGGAGAATAACAGGGGCGTCCGTATTCCGTAGGGGCGAATGATTATTCGCCCTTACGGATACCCTGCATGAAAACAAAAAAAGGAGAGAATATTTATGCCTCAAAAACTTTATGTAAAGCAGCCGGACGGAACCAGCAAGGCGGTTTATGTCCATCGTTCATGGCAGGATATTTCAGGAAAGCAGATCTTTCTGCATCATGACGGAACTTACGGCGACAAATCCGGGAATCCTATCCGCAACCTTTCCGACCTCAATATCCTTCCCGCCGCACACCGCAAAGTCGCAGAATCCTGGTGGAGCCGCATTGGCAGAAAAAAAGCGGAAGACCATTACCAGACCATCGCCGAAAAAGAAGCGGCTATTGCCGGAGATTTTCAAGAACAACTGGCCGCGGAAGAAGTGAACACGGCTCTGGATAGCGTCCTGTATGCGCGCAAACCGCAGGGGAAGAAAGGCGCAGCCATCGGATCGCCGAAATCATGGCTGGAATATGGTTTCGGAAAACGTCCCGACTGGTGGGGTCAGGCCAATGAAATCACATTTAACGATTTTACCTATGTGATTTTCAAAGAAACCCCGACACAGGAAAAGGATAACGCTCCCGCACCCCCGGCGGAAACGAATTAACGGGGAAAATCATGCCGGACCCAGTAAATATTCTTTTTGATTGCCAATTTGAAGGAACTTTTGCTGATTCAGTCAATGGAATATTGCCGACTTCCATTGGGGATGGAATCGAACTGGAAAGCAGCACAAGGATGTTTGGTTCAGGATGTTGCAAACAGACGGGTTTCAGCACAGAACCAGAAACCTTGTTTTCTGACGGCGTTACATTAAGTAACGCGCAATCCGCGATACATTTGCCGCATCATTACGGCCCGATATCGTTTGATTACGATGCCATGACGCTATCCTGGGGTAATGAAGCCACACCAGTTTCAATCACAGGGGATGGCACTTACACACTAGCGTATAACGATGACCCGACA